ACACCCATTGAATAAAGCTTTATTGCCGCTTCAACCTTATTTAATAAATCTTCCCTTAAAGCTTTTACTTGTGAAAAGTCAAACTCTGCTCTTAAGTTAGAACCAAATTTTGGAAGAAGGAAGGCATTCAGTCTATCTTGAAATCTCAATAACTTCGGTATTAAACAGTTTTCCCAGAATGTTTTAATTTGAGCTTCCATATTTGCATAGTTTAAATGCTCTGTATCATTCAATAATCCAGAGGGAACATTTAATACAGCGGAGATTCTATTTTTTGTAACCTGCTCTAAAGAGAAGAACGGATAATCCCCAGGGGTGAGTATTGTTTTCTGGAACTTCATTCCCATTCCTAAAAAAGGTGTCTTCCAGCTGTTACCCATTCCACCATATCTTGCTTCCCAAATCTTCCTCAACTCTTCCGCTTGATTAGCTGTCAATCTCTGGTCAGTAGTAAAGTATCCCTGCATTATTCCACCGTGCTTAAAAAACTCAAGCCCTGTTTCATCGGAATATGCAGCCAATTCAATTGTCTTTTTCAAAACATCTAAAGAAGAATATCCCTCTAATCGTGCATAAGGAGAGTAATTATAGAAAACTGTAACGTCATTTGGAGAATATGTTATTGTCTCACCATTTGCTCCATAATAAAAATCAAATCCTATGTAGCCGTGCTCATTCTTTCTAACTGTGACCAAATCTGAATCCAACACATACATCTTATTTCCCTGTTTCAAGATAAAGGCAATTCCTTTGTATTCAAGCCACGAGAAGATTGTCTCAATCATTTCACGGCCAGTAGAAAACTCATTTGGTCGTAAAAAATATTGCTCTGTAACAGAGTCTTCTTTATCTCCTCTGAATATTTTCAATGGAACTTGTGCGGCTGTTGTAGCTATACGTGCTACACCCGCTTCATACCAAACAGACTTTGCTTTGCCAACTTGAAGATTTGGCGTTAGCGGATAAAAGCCTGTCAGCACTTCTCTAATTCCTAAAGCTTTTTTAATTAAATCCTTAAAACCCATTTTCTTCCTCACTTCTTATTTTATCATATACACGAAAATTGTCAAGCTTCAAGCTAAAAATCCTACAACCCCCAATTCATTTATCTTTGCAAATGCACCGCTTAAAGCATCTACTTGGTCATCGTGTTCACCTTTCGGGAACACTACTACCTCATCCAAAAAGTCTTCTATCCAACTGCCCTTTAATAATTTAATATTCCCTGCTTCTGCTGCAGCTGACACAGGTCTTGCTCTCAATTCTTTTGAGCTTGACTTTTTATCGGGTCTAAAATCAAAGCCTTTCAAAACTTCTCTTTGATAATGGTCAATCAAGTTTACTCCTGATGAGCCAGGCTCTTGTTCAATGTAAATAGGAACATCCATACCATCTAAAACTGCAGTCTGCCTAATCAATCTTTCAACTTCAAGTGGTGTCCCCTTTATGTGCTTCATATCTAACAAATAATAAATGCCATCTTTTTCACCAAGCAAAGCTCCAGCAGTCCAGTCTGATTCTTCTTTCTTTGTTGCTGCTAAATCCCAATATCTGACCTTTTTTAAATCGTGTGGCACATCTCCTACAACTTCAAACCAGCTTCTCTTAAATAATGCTCCTTTAATGTCTATATCCCAATCTCCATATCTTAACTGTCTCCTTGTTATATAGTCCAACTTATTCAAAGATTCTTCATAGGATTCTCGGTCAATGTAAGGATTATCCTCTAACGTAGCAGGTATAAAATGCCCAGTCTCAATGAATCTTTTCTTTACCCACTGATGACCTATGCCGCCAGGATTGCTCGCTGCTCTCATTCTTAATGGAACTCCACTATCTTTTAACCTTCTCAATCTTGAAAACAAAAACTTGTATTGGCTTTCTGTAAATTCCGTTAGCTCATCAAATCCTATAAACTGAAAAGAACTTGATTGATAACGATATTTATCCTTTTCATTATCCAAATATCCAAAAGTCAATGTTGCTCCAGATGAAAAATGCCAGGTATACTCTTTCCCTTTCCAAACTGCATCAGTCTTTGAAAGCCATTTCTCTGCTCTATTCATCAAGGAGTCTTCTAACTGCAATTCACTATAAGTTCTTCGTAATAACAAGGCGTGGTATTTGGGAACTTTAACAAACTGCAATGCTGACATTAACAGGGCTTCTGTTTTTCCTCCGCCTGCAGCACCACCATATAACAGCTCCAATTCTAAAGAAGAAAGAAACTCAACCTGCTTTATATTTCTTGCAGGGCTATGAGGTATATATTTATTCTTTAGAATCGTGTCTGTCAAGAATCTTGTCAACTGCTTCTTCAAGCTCTTTGACATCTTCCTCTATCCTCTTTGCTTCCTTATTTTCAACCATCACCTTTACATCTACGGAGGATTCATCAGTATATTTCATCCCAACTTCAATTGCTTTTAACGCTTCTGATATATCGTTAAAGCCGTGTTCACGCAAATATTTATAGCCCATACGCTTGAGATTCGTTGCCATCAAATAGTCGTCCCGCTTCTGATTCATTATCAGCTCTTTGTATTTTTCATCTAAAGATTTTTCCTTATCATCTTTCTCTTTCCCAAGTGCTGTCGTTACTCCTTTTCTAACTGCTTCTTCCCAGAGTGCTTTCCAGCCATATCTATTTGCCCAGTTTGATATAGTTACCTTCGTCAACCTTTTGTTAAACTTCTGTAAAACCATATCCGCTATATTTTGCAAAGAATATTTATGATTGCCTTTATTATTGGGCGTTAAATATAATTGTTTGGCATATTCCTTTATAGGCTCCAAGTCTAATTTCATTCTACCTTCACTGCCTTCTGCCCTGTAAACTTCTCCCATCTATCTATTATCACATCACAGTAATGAGGGTCAATCTCCATCATATAACATATCCTGCCTGTTTGCTCTGCTGCAATAAGTGTTGAACCTGAACCACCAAAAAGGTCAACAATGATATTATCTCTTTTGCTAAATTTCTCTATAAACCAAGTAATGAGTCTTGTAGGTTATTGTGTTGGGTGAACTCTTGATTTAGTATCCTCTTTAGATAGCCCAAATATTCCTTTCCACAAAACTGGTATTATTTGTCTTTTATGTTTTTGCTTACTCCAACATAACTCAAAATTGCTTCCGAATTGTTTTTCATAAGCGGAATTAGTCCTAATTCCGCTCTCTGTCTTATCCCATACAAACAAACTTCCATCATTTCTATTGGGAATGTTTTCAGCATAATAATCCGCTCCCCACCAAAATTGCTCTCTTACATAACTAAATAAATTTATAAATGGATTAGGATTAAAGATGTCTTTATCTCCTACTACTTTATTATATTTCTTGCCAACCCCAATTCCCTTCATACTACTAAAATCAGTATCAAGATTCATTCCATAAGGTGGGTCACAAAAAAGCATATCTGCTTTCTTTCCTGCCATCAGCTTCTCAACATCTTCCTTCTTTGTAGCATCTCCACACACCAACCTATGCTTCCCTAACTGCCAAATATCACCAGTCTGAACTTTAGAAGGCAAAACCTCTGGTTCTTCATAGTTATCCTCTTGAGGTTCTATATCGCCATCCTCTAACTCTGTTAATTCTTCATCATTAAAACCTGCCAATTCAATATCTTCAACATCCAAGTCCTCTATAAAGTTTTTTAATAATTCTTCATCCCATTCACCAGTTATTTTATTGAGAGCAAGATTTAATGCTTTTTCTTTGTTTTTAGGTAAATCTACAACTACAACAGGAACTTCTTTTATACCCTCTGCCTTTGCTGCCTTGAGTCGTTGGTTTCCGCCTATAACCTCATTGTCTTTGTTTATTACAAGCGGGTCTACAAAGCCAAACTCACGCAGAGACTGCCTTAACTTATCCAGCATTTCCTTAGAAATATTCCTGGGATTCCCCGGGTAAAACTTTAAATCTTCTATGTTTCTTTTTTCTATTTGCATATCTCACCTTTTATTTTATCCCAAATATAGAAATTGTCAAGTCCATCGTGAAAATAAATTATTTCCCTTATGCCAGAATCTTCTTTTATTTTATTATATTTATCAATAATCTGCTTATCCGAATATCTTCCCCGTACTGCCTTATAAAACTCGCCATCAACCTTGCCTTTAGTAGCCATACATTTATGCGCTCTGCAAACCATCACTGCCTCTAATGCCTGCCTTTCCCTCTCCCAAACCTGATTCACTATAACATCCCTGTCTTCAACTTCCTGTTCTGCCAAAACTTTTCTAAAAACAGCAGGAAGTTTCCCTTTCACTTCTTGAGATAATCCTTGTAATCCTTCCATTTTTCTATTTT